ATTCGCACGCCTGCTATATCAACCTTGCGGATTCGCATTCTCAATCTCGCGCAGGGCTTCTTCAGCATCATCCATAATGTTGTCTGGAATCATCCATCCAATGTTAGCCCGCGTTGCTTGCGTATTTGCTATCTCTCGCAGCGCATCTGTCGCCAGCGCAAGTTTACGCTCTAGGTCGCGGGCAAAGTTCGCGTGCACACCCGGCCCTGCGTACGGCCATGCAGCCCATGCCTCATCCGTTAACGGTGTTTTGTATTCGTGTAGTTTCTTCATAAATCATTCAGAATCAGCCGGAACGTAATCAATCCCATCGGACAGCGTCGCACGTATCATGCCGCCGTATTGCCTCGGTAGCTCAATCATCTTAACGTGAACGTGATAAACGCCATCGTCGGCAATCTGTTTCGCTTTCTCGTCGGCAATCCACGCCTCGGTTGTCGTCCATAGATGCCCGTTGCGTTCCAGTGCGGTCCAGATAACGGACAGCGGGAGTTTCAGCCAGATGGTGTAGATTTTCATTCCTTCGCTAGTTCCTTGTTCAAGCAGTCAATGCAATACGGCGCGTGCGCTGTCGTTCCGCTTTCGTCCATGTCAACGCATTCCGGCTTCTCGCATCGGCACCCGCCGCAAAAGTCGGGGTAGTGGCGTAGTGTCTCCATCTTCCGAATGATACACCAATGGCAAAGCGTTGTCGTCCTGTATTCGTCGTCGTGGAATACAGACAGCCGTGATTTCTCGTTACATGCCCAACATGAATCTCTCATAGTGCCTCCAGTTCTGCCTCGCGCAGTTCGTATTCCGCGTGAACAAGTTCGGTTCTCGCAGCGTCAAACACGGGCTTGGCTTCCGGTCCTTGCTCGTCCAATAATTTTTCCGCACGTTCATACTCCGCAGCAGCCTTGTCGTGCGCTATCCGTGCGGCTTGAAGTCGCGTCGGCTTTGACTCGGGGATTTCGGTGAATAGTTCGTTCATACGATTCCATCCCATGCGGCGATGATTTCTTTAGCCATCTTTTCTGCGTTCTCTACGGCTTGGCATCCTGCACCTCCGTCCGTGCATACGTCATCAGTTTCAAAAACAGTAATTGAAAGCATATCAATCGCCGCAATCGTCGCCAGCCATCCCGCCGTCGATTCGCATGGTGGATATTGCGCCAAAAGCTCAACGCATTTGGCGCGGATTCGTTGTAGTTGTTCGGTTGTTGTCATAGTTCTCCTTTCATGGCGGCGTCGATTGCGTCGCGGGTGAATCCTTCCATAGATTCGCGTTTTTCGAGCCAATCCAGCCGAGCGTTGTCGGCCCTAAGCCCACGAAGCGTCTCGACCGTCACCGTTTCATCGCAGGACTCGCAGCACATTTGTGCGTTTCGCAGGGTCCCGTTTTCGGCTTTCAGTCGCGCAACTTCTTTCCTCGCCTCATCCCGCTCGCTTTCAATTTGCTCAATAGCGGCAACCGCAGAATCCTTTAAGGCAAACGCCGCCTCTCTGGATTCAGAGAAAATAGCACGGCTGATGATTGATTCAATTTCCCGAAGCGTATCGCTCATAGCGCGTCTCCTTTCATGGCTGCGTCGATGGCGTTGCGGGCTTGTGATGGATACTCACTAAGCACTTCAAAGAAGTCATTTGCTCCGTGCTCAATCAGCCAATCCAGCCGAGCCTTGTCTGCTTTCAGACGCTCAAGCTCTGCGTTCAACTCCCTGCAAACGCTGCTGACTCGCCAGTTATCACGTTCTGCTTTTAGCCGCTCAACCTCTTTCCTCGCCTCGTCGCGCTCGCGTTCAAGTTGGCGGGCAAAGGATGCCGGGACATAATCTCCTTCATAAATAAAACATTCGATGTCTGTCTCCGGTGTATCGCTCATAATCCTTTCCTCCGTAGTTCAATTTCGATTGCCTGTTGCGCCATGCGAAAGGCAAATGCCGTGTCGATTCCGAAAAATGCGGCAACCTCGCGCCATTTCAATCCCTCGCGTTTCTTTGCTAAAACTTGGGACCAACGCTTTTCTGCCTTTTCGCGTTTCCGTTTGTAGTATGCTTCGTGCGTGGTCATAGCGTGATTTGGCGAGCGTAACGTGTGTCGATGTTTATGTTGTGTGTCGTTTTATTCATTCACGGCACAATCGCCGCTTTTTGTAGTTCTAGCGCGGAATTGATTCGTTGCAAGAACTTTTTCATTATTTTTTCAATGGAGGCTCGGAAGGCGCATCAGTGCTTGATTTGCGGAATAGTTGTTTCGGTGTTTTCATTTCGGTTGTTTGTTAACTAAATCAAATACCGGCACCCCAAGCACTTCGCATAGTTTGGCGATTTGCTCGATATTCGGTATGCCTTTGCGCGCCCATCTTAAAAGTGTCGTGTAGTCAACGCCAGTCTCGAAAGCAATAGAAAGCATATCCTTTCCCGCACTAATCGCCATTTCTTGCAGCGGGGTTCTCGACCTTACTTTTGTGACTCTAGCAACTCCAGCATATCGGCGCAGCATCCAAAGTCGGTGCTCGCAGACATTGACTCCGGTTTTCTTGCGGAATGATTCAGTCGTCGCCTCCGCGATATTGATGTTGTGCCTTTCGGCCATTTCTTTTAGTTCGTTTGTTTTCATTTCGGTTGTTTGTTTCTTTTCGGGTAGTGCGTCGTAATGACCTGCGGGTAAATCTCGCGCTGTTTTTACGATTGTCTCACAACTTCGTTGATTGCGTCGATTAAATCACACGCGTCAACAGTAACAGGTCCATCACTAATCACACGAACGGATGCACTTCTTTTCGGGCACTGAATGATAATCTCGCCCTCTGGCCGCGAAAATATCGCCATTGCGTAATGCGGCGTGCGCTCAAGCGTAAATGCGCTCGGAGTTTCTTTCACTTTCGGCTTAATTTCTTTTTCTGTTCCGGCGCAAATCTCACGCGCCTTTTTGATCGTTTGCTCGCGGGTGTATTTTGCCTTCTGCCCAATTTTGCCGAAGCAGTAATGCACGGCGTTGTGGCAATCCTCGCACATTATCACAATGTCCTCTTTCGTGCATCTATTCGGGTTGCCGAGATACTGTAAATGATGCCCTTGGAGGTTTTCGCGTGTCCCGCAAGACTCGCAACGCCCTTTTGCTGCGTGCATAGCAAGTGATTTGAGTTTCTGCCAATGCGGCGTATTCAGATAGTTGCGGTAGTTCATGGATAAAGTAAAGATGCTGCCTTTCAGTGCATACAACGGCAGACTACATTCAAGTAATCGGTTCTTTCGCTGTCGGGTTAGCCGCTTCTGGCTCGCGTTTGCCGTTTCTTCCATCAGCATAGCTCGCAACGTCCGACTCGCCTGCAATCACCGTATCACGCTCTGCCATTTCTTCCGAGAATCGCTGCCTTATTCAGTTCGGACCACTAATGCCGTCCGACTAGCACCTTTTCGCTTCGTTCAGGTAACGGAATGCACGCGCTTGACGTTCTCCTTTCGGAACTCCCTGAACCGACCTCCATCGCTGGAATCGCGGTTGTCTTTTCCCTTTCGGGCCATTCTTGCCCGTCATTTCTGACGAACTAAGAGCTTACTGTGATTGCCTCCGTCCGTTTATGCAGGCTCGGTTTAACAGTCCGGCGTTCTCTCCCCGCTGCGATAGAAGATTAAAAGCCATCGGAGACAAAAGAAAAGCCCGCTTGGTGCTACCACACCTAACGGGCCTTCCTGTTACTTTCTTGGGAAAATCTGATTCGACGTGGTAGCGCGAACGTGGGGAAATTACGCGCAATCGGGTTTCGTGTCAACAGGAATTATTCTCCACTCAGATTCTTTATCGAACGGGTCTTTCGAGTCCGTAGCAAAAACTGTCCCGCAATCGTAGCATTTAAGCTCTCTCAAATCATCATCGCTAGATGCCCTTCGCAGCTTACATACAGGGCAATCAAGGTTTATCCACCAAGTTTCCGGCTCGCACGGGTCGTCGGAAGCGCAAGAGTCCAGTTCGGCGTTGATTTTCATGCGCGTCTTTTACTCCGGTTATTCCGATCGTCAACAGAAACTTTTAGTAGCCATCGGCATTTCAATGCCCAAACGCATATTGGAGCCGATGATTCGGTTAGTTATGCTACTGAATCCGCATCTCTGCGGCTATTCTTCGTTTCGGAAGATTAAAATCGTTGCAGGCTTTTCAATGAAGGACGGAACAACGAAGAAAACGCCCCTGCCGTGGTAATCTCCCACGGTTCTATTTAACCTGCGAGGGAGAATCTAGCGGACTATCCGGCTCTGTCAAGCTAGTCGGCTGCGATTGCGGGTTGTCGAACAACGCGCCGATGTCCTCTAGCGTGATTGTCGCCTCGTAACCTGCCTCTTCCAACGCTCTATTGGCGTCTTGCACGGCTTTATGCTTCGCAATGGCCTCCTGCATCGTCCGGCGCAGAACAACGGGGTATGTTCGCCCGCTATTAGCGGAAATCACGTCTCCGAGTGTCTTAAACCCAAATCGAACGTCTTTTATGTCTGAGGCAGCGTCCCGAAATGCGTCGGCTGTCGGCAAAGTCCCAAACTGCCACGACCCCCGCGCAATGTTCGGGTTATTCGGCAATTCCTTGCGATTCACCAAGTCCATGATTGTCACGTAAGCGATTTTATCCAACCTTGGGCGGTGAACTCGCTCACGAATGCGCGTAATCTCACGACTGGCAATCTCAATCGCCAATCGAGAAGGTGCGCCGCCGCTGTCCTGCGCGGTGAACAAGAACTCGTATGGCATCCCAACAGCCAAGCAAGCCTGCGCGTCCACGTATTTCAGCCCTTTCAAGAACGAATCTGACGGATGCTCGCCCTTCAAAACTTGATACGAGTCGCCGTTGAACTGGTATTTTACGACCGCGCCATCGGCAAAAGACTCGACGTAATCAATCGTATCTACGTTTGTCGGTGCAACGGTCTGGTAATCAAACTCGGAAGGCGCACCCGAATTGTTCCGCGCAATCGCCGCAACCTTGGATTGCTGCAACATCGTGTCTTTCGTCGCCTTCAAAATCTGATACCGGCTGTTCACGTCCTCCAATGCAGCCGAAAAAATGGAAATACCGCGAGAACCGCCAAAAATGTCGTCCTTAAAGAAAATGCACTCTGCCGCGTCAACTCGTTCCGGCTTTTCGTAAGAATTGCCCTCTCCGCGCTGGTAAATCTTGTATCCAACGACTCGCGGGCCTTGCCAATACAGCCCCGAACGGTAGTAACTGCCGTCATTCGGCGTCTCGTCCTGCGATCCCCAAGGCTCGCCAATGCGGTCTGACGTGATTTCAAGCAGTTTTAGCCCGTTTTCGTCGCGATACCAACGCAACATTGCATCGCCGGAAACAGGTAAATGCACGTCCGCAACACGCGAAAAAGCGTCATACATGGAGCATTCCACGCCCATTTTCTGCCATTCTTCGTGCAATCTGGCGGCAACAAACTCGTCCAGCGCGGCATCTCCGGTATCCGGCGACCATGATATTTGCCCGCTGCAATACATTCGACGCTTTTGCACGTAATTCCGGCCAAATGGAGTATTTTTGACGGCATTTTCGCCTTCCAGCGAAAGCTGAATGCGTTGACGGTTCGCCGCGAGTGAATCGGGGTTTGTGCCCGACCTGTCTGCCTGCTTTTGCGTCTTGTTCTTTTCGGCGGCGTTAAATCCGGCCCATTTTGCGACCTGCAACGCGCCTCGTGCGATAATGTTCATCCTGTTACGGTTGTGTTGTGCTCACGCAACTCGGAAAAGTCTTGCGTTGTGTGCGTTGGCTTTACGGTTGAGTTGCGAACGTCCAATTCGTAAGACGCTTCAAATAAAATCTCTTGGTCGTTGGCGTATTGCTTCGTTGACGACGTTCCGCCGCCCGACAATGAAGTGAATGCGCCGTTCGTAACGCGGTCCAAAGCGGCAGCGTGTGCGGCTTGCACTTCTGCAAGTGTCGCATTTCTGAATATCCTCTTAGGGCTAGGCATTGCGCTTGTTTCTCATAATTGAGAATACAAGGCAAGCTACAAATCAGGAACGCTAAATTGGCCGTGCAAAATTGCGAGCAAAAGCGATTGCGCTCCGCAAACAAACCCGTGATCGTCGGCTTTTACCTTCCTCCAAAGTTGCTTTGTGAAAACGCCCGTCTTTTTGTCAACGCCTTCGCTCGGAACGTAGGAATGCACTTGATCAACGAAAACGGGCGAGAAGTCCGTAGCAATGCTGTATGCCCGCTTCGTGTCGCCGTTCTTTAGCGTGTAGAATACAGAATAAATGCGCGGCTTACTCCATAGGCGCGTCGCGCAGAGCTTGGCGCGTTGTGCGTTCGACTTTCCTAGAAGCGGATTGCCAGATCGAACCGGACTCCACGGCTTCATCACTTGCAAATCCGGCTGCCCGTTGCGGCGAATGTAATGCGAAAACTCTTCTTCGCTCGTGGACTTCAACGCCAGCCAATCCCAACGGGCGCACGCGGCGAATACCTCCGGCTCGCGATGCCCGTGGTCAATCGCAACGCACGAATGCGTTTTCGTGTCCTTCAAATCCTTCACGTTGTATTTTTCCTGCAAGGCGCGAAGGTCATTGAACGAAGCAAGTTTCTCGTAAGCCAATCGCTTGCTATCGCCGTTCGGATGCCACAAATCAACCAACGCCCAAATGTGAAAGCCGCCCTTGTCTTGCACGTCGCACGAGATAACGCGCAAATCTTCCTCTTTTACCTCAATATCGTTCAACTTATGGTCACGCCCGACATTCGCAACGCCAACTTGCGGAATCTCGCCCGTCCAAGTGCGGACCTCCTGCTTCTTCACCCAGTTCTCGTATGGCTTAAAGTCTCCGAGCTTCGCGGACTCAATCGCTTTTAGGTAGATGGAGAGCAAGTCGCGCAAAGGCTTGAATCGTGACGCAAACGCATTCCACCGGAACGAACGCGCAGATTTATCGGCGGCGGGGTTCATCGCGACATAATCCGCGCCATCGTCCATAAGCACGCGATTGCGAGGCGTGTTTTCAATCGGCTTGTCGCAATGCGGGCATACGAACTGAATGGAGTTGAGCGTTTCCGTTTCGCTGCCGTTGTCTATCCACTGGAATACGCGATGCCCGTTGTATTTCTCGCGGGAGGCGTCCTCCCAAAGCGGTTCAAATAGCGCGTTGCAATGGATACAGCGCACGTTCCATTCGCGCTGGTCGCCTTGGTGGTATTTTATGTCAACCTCCGTGCCCCTATCGGCGGCTGTTGTGACGTGAAGCGCGTGACGGTTCCATCGCTGCCCGCATCGGTCCATGAGCGCGGCAAGCATACCGTGCTTGTAAAGATGCGCTTCGTCCGTGTGGACAAACCGCGCCGACTTTGAGTTTTGGGCATTCGCGCCGGGACCGCTGATAATCAACTCGTGATTGGCCCATCGGCGCAAGTTGATTGTCGGCTTCGCAACTTGCATCCGGTCCAAGTGCGGCAGGCGGTCCAGAAACGGGCCAAGTTTCACCTTGGAAAACTCGTCCGCGTCGTCGTCGGATTGCGCTACGGCGAGAACAGAGCATTGCGAGATTGCGAGACGGTATGCCGTGGCGATTTGCAGGAATACGGACTTAAACGACTGAGCGGGGCCGTATCCAACTGTCTCTTTGCAATCAATGTCATCCAGCGAAAGCAGTGGATCAATAATAAACGGATATTTCGACGGGTCAAACGCTCCGCTAATTGGCGAGCTTTGCCAGAAATATACGTGCTTCCTCGCGTATTCTAATGCGTTTGTCACAATGCTCCTTCAATCGTCGTCCGCACCCACGCGGGCATCTGCGATTCCTCCGTTGCCGATTTCAGCGCGGAGAAGTAGCACTCGCGCAGCAACGGCGCGATTATCTTATACATTTCTTCCGGAGATTTCACTTCCATCGCGTCTTGGCATTGCCGGATGATCAACTGTTCAGTCGCTCCTCGCATCCCGATTGCAAACGCGAAAAAGAACTTCTCAGCATCCGACCGCGTAATTGACTCGCTCGCATCGCGGCGAGACGTATCTACGTTCTTGTCGTAGTCCAGCAATAGCTTGGAAAACCCAAGCAGTTCCTGTTGAATCTCTTTCCGATTCGCACGGCAACGCGCAACGATTTTATCCCAATCCTCTCCGTCCTTTTCGGGCGGATTCGCGGATTGATTCGCAATCGCTTCGTTAAGCTCTTTCGTGGCGGTTTCAAGCGATTCCTGCAACCGCGCAACGGACTTCTCTAGGTATTTTAGAGCACTCGCCGCGCCGGATATTTCAAGTTCGTTCTCGCCTCTGGTTTTTTGTTTCGCCATTCGCCGCACGTTATCACGCACGATTTCCGCTTGCAAGAAATCAATGCCGTGCTACAAGCAAGGAATGAAACGACAACATCGCTCGACGCTGGATAGATGCAGGATTTACTTGGAGAAACGACTGCGGGAGTATTTCGGCTATAAGGCTCGCGTGCCGGACCAACATTTCGGCATTGCTTGCGAGTCTGCGTCGCGCTATATGCAGGGCGATTTGACTTTTGAGAATTGGCGCATCGCCGTGGATAAGGCGTATCCATTCTGATTTCCGCGTTGCATACATAGACCCGCCGTGGCGTTAATCTGGACGTTGCGGCGGGTTTCTTTTTGCCTAGTAACTCTCACGATTGAGAAAAACTGTTGACAGTCGCTCTCAATAATGAGAAAAGGCGCGAAATGGCACAAGCCGCGCTTCAATTCTCATTCAAACAAACCCGCATCGACGCGGAAAAGAATGTTATCTATGGCGTCAAAGTTATTGAGCTTGGCGAGGTAAAATCCGACCACGGGCCTAGCGAAGTAAAGCATAAGCACATTGCTTCGTTCATGGCGCACGCTGGCAATCGTGCAATTCCGGTTCACTGGACGCACGATTATCTCGACGAGGACAAGGACCGACTGCACGCAAAGGTTGGAGCACTAAAGAACTTCCGCGTGGATGGAGATGGCGACCTTGCTGCGGACTTCCACGTTGCGCCTACCGAATACCGCGATGCTATCTTCTGGGGTGCGGAAACTGATCCTGACAACATGATGTTTTCCGTCGTGTTTTCATACGACCCGAAAGACCCCGAAGGACTTCCGCTCGACTTCCAAGCTGCGGACCTTGTTGAACGTGGCGCGGCTACGACCGCTCTTTTCTCTGAAACCAACACAATGACACCTGACGAAATCAAATCACTCGTCGCTGATTCCGTGAAAGCGGCAATCGCGGAATACCAGACCCAAAACAAGGAGACACAAGACGCCTCCGCTGCCGCACTTTCCGCCGCAACTGGCGAAATTGCCGCGCTGAAAGCCGAACTTGCTAACGTCTCCGCAAACGCAGAAGCCAAGGCGAAAGAAATCGCCGCCGCAGAACTCACCGCTGCCGAAGCTCGCTTTACTGCCGCTCTTGGAAAGGGCGCATCGTTCAAGCCGGAAGGCAACAAAGAAATTGCGGCAATGAGCCGCGCAGATTTCGCAAAGCTCTCACCCGCAGAGCAGCGCGATTACATCCTAACAAAGCGCGGGAAAGTTCAAGACTAACCACACACTAAACTAATATGGGTAACCTCACAGTCAGTTCTCTACTTGAGAACATCTTCCGCGCAAAAGACCGTGTAGCGCGTGAAATTACGGGCTTCATCCCGTCCGTCACAATCAACTCGTCCGATGCTGGCGTCAGCACTGGCGGCACCGTAACTTCGCACTACGCACCCGCGCCTACGCTGAATACTAGCGTAACGCCCGCGATGACGATTCCCGAAGGCGACAACCAGACGATTGCGGTTGATACCGTGACCATCGGGCAAACCGCTAACGTCCAGATTCCCGTCACTGGCGAAGTATGGCGGCAGATTGACAACACCGCTGGTCAGGCGTTGCTCGACGATATGTTCACGCAGGCAATCCGCAAGATTGTCAACGCGATTGAAACTCACGTTGGTAGCGTTGCCTACAAAGGCGCGTCGCGTGCCGTTGGAACCGCTGGCACGACTCCGTTCGCCAGCAACTTCAACACGATTGCCGATATCCGCAAGGTTCTTATCGACAACGGATGCCCTGACGACGGAATGCTTTCGCTCGTTATCAACACGGCGGCAGGCGCGAAACTTCGTCAGCTTGCATCGCTGTATCAGGCGAACACCGCTGGCACGTCCGAAACTCTCCGTCGCGGTTCGCTTCTCGACTTGCTCGGAATTGCAATTCGCGAGTCGGCGCAAGTTGCAAGCCACACAAAGGGCACCGGAAGCGGATACCTCATCAACCTCGGTAACGTCGCCGTTGGTTCGACCGCGCTCACTCTCGACACCGGAAGCGGCACAATCGTTGCGGGCGATATTCTCACGCACGCCAGCGATTCTACCAACAAGTATGTTGTCAAAACCGCGCTCGCATCGAACGTAGTCACAATCGCAAACCCCGGCTTGCTGATTGCAACCGCAAACAACGACGCGGTGACAGTTGGCGACAGCTACACGGCGAACGTCGCAATGCACAAGTCTGCAATCGAACTTGTGATGCGTCCTCCGGCTCAGCCTTACGGCGGTGACGCTGCGGCAGACCGCATGACAATCCGCGACGAGCAGACCGGATTGGTGTTTGAAGTGGCAACATACAAGGGCTACCAGAAAAACATCATCGACATCACTTGCGTCTATCAGGCGAAAGTCTGGAAGCCGGAGAACGTCGCAATCCTGCTCGGCTAATAGCCAATCACTCAGAGAAACCCGCTTCTTAATCGGAGCGGGTTTTTTCTTGCCTAATTACAAGCATAACATTACAAGCAACCAACATTTATGGCCGCAATTTCTATTACAGCAGCAAGCGTTCTCCCGTCATCCACCGCAACAATCGACCAAGGCGTTGCAGGCGCAACTATTACGCAAGGTCAAGCGTTGTATATTGACACGTCCGATAGCAATAAACTGAAACTTGCAGACGCAAACGGAACGGCACCCGCAAACACATTTGCCGGAATTGCAGTCAACGCGGCATCATCCGGCCAGAAAATCACCTATTGCTCAAAAGATTTAGGCGGATTTACGGTTGGCGGAACCGTCGCAGTTGGCGATGACGTTTGGCTTTCTGGAACTGCTGGCGGAATCACCAAAACACGCGCAGACCTTACGACTGGCGACACGGTAATCCACCTTGGCGTCATCAATTCTTCCGGCAAGTTGATTCTCAATCCTGTCGTTGGCGGGAACGTGCCTTAATGTCCTACACAACCGAAAGGTTAGCAGCGTTCAACGCCATGCTCGCAGCGGGCATGTATGGCGGCGAACAAATCACGGTCAACGGCAGCGCGTCTTATGACGTAATCGCAACAACCGTTGAGATTCAGCGCGGGCAAACGCTTTCGGGCTATCAGCCGGACAGGGACGTTGACATTGAAATTGCGAAAACCGACTGGACGGCATCGGGACTAGCGGCAAAGTCGAACTTTTCGATGGGCGGGAAGAATTACGTTGTCACGAAATACAAGATTGCCGACAGGGAACCCACGGTCAAATTCTCGGCAGTTCTAAAGAAGTGACGTGAAAAAGTCCGGATTCAAACTCGACCTAGCAAAGCTGAAAAAGCGATTGCTCGGGTTGCAGAACATGAACATGGATGCATTCAAGCGGGAGTTGCTTGATTACGTGCGTAAAAGCCTCGCAACGGCTGTTAAATTGACGCCCGCACGCGACAAGGCACTCATCGAGCAAAACCAGCATTTTGAGTATCAGAAGCGCGTGAACATGATCCCCACTTCGCACGACTTGGTTTTGCCTTCGCTTCGTGTCAGCAACTCGGGGACGCATTGGGTTTATCACGGAACGCGGTGGTATAATGTAACTGACTGGCATGTTCCTGATGATGTTTGGGGCGCGTATCAGGAGCTACTACAAGAACGCGCACGGCGAATGCAGACACAGGAGCGCAAGTTCATCCAAGAGCGAGCGCAGGCACGATTCCTATACAAGAAGTCGTGGACGCAAATTGGAGACTCGCTCGGGTTTGGCGTGCAAGCGGGCGGACACATCAAATCGTCCTACACGCGCAGAAAACCAGCTAAAGAACCGCCTCGCGCTTACGGGCAGATTCGCGGCGGCAAACAAGTTCTAAGCGTTGCGATTTACAATCCGCTACTAACTACGCCTAGCAGATACATTAAGTTTGACGCATCGGACATTCTCCGTGAAGCTACCATGCAGCATCGTGAACAATTTAATCGCTCTATCAAGCGTCGCATGTTACAGCTAATCCGCAAATGAGCGTAGCATTATCAGAACTATACCAAGTCGAAAAGCACGTTGAGGCCGCTTTCCGCACGATTCTTGAAGGCGTCGGAAGTCATATATACGTTTCCCGTGAACAGGTTGATATTGAAAGCAATCGGCTGGAATTGAAGTGCAAGCTAGGCGAGTCAATTGAGCATCGGCGCATATTTACGAACGGCGACCAAACACACGACACTTGGGAAGCGCAGCTAGAGATAACCGTCGCGTCAAATCGCGGTGAGATAACGCATATCGACAATCATTCCGCGCTGCTTGGTGAAACCCGCAAGCGGATGACGTTGCGCTATTCCAAGCACAATCTGACTAGCGACGTTATCGAAATTACCGACATTCGCGACACGGGGACAGTCGATAGTTTCAGCGATGACAATAACATTGACATAACGGTGTTAACATACTACCTAGTCGTTGCAATTAGGCCCGAAGCGTGGCCGGAGTTTTAACCAACAATCACCTAGAAAATGCCAAATACTCGCTACATTGACGGAAGCCAAGCATACGGCTCTGCATCAATCACAATCGACAGCGTTGCTTATATCGTCAACTCGTTCAACGTCACCCGCCCGACTACGGAAGCTATTGACTATGACGTTAACGGACTTCCGGCGCGTCGCCGTTCCACGCTCGGACTTGCGGAGTTTTCGGCAGAGTTGCAGCTTGCGGCGAGCAATACCGCGCACCCTCAGCACGGCGACACGTTCACTTACGAAGTTGACCCAAACTTTGCTAGCGAGCTTTGGGTTGTCGATAGCTGCGTTCCGAACATCAGCAACGACGCAGGCGCAATGCGGACTCTCTCCGTTACCGGAAAGAAGGTCATCAACGGCTCCGTGACGGCATCGTAATGCGTGGCGAAATTACCACCATTTCCGCGTGAAGAGTATGACGCTGCCGTAAGGAGCGAACAAGAGGACCGCTATCTTGCGTTTTTAGGCATTGAACGCATAGCTGGCATAGACGTTGCGCCGTTGACGCTTCGACGGCTTGCATGGCTAAACGTAGCGCGTTCTCCGTTTATTGTTGGCGGCACTGTCGATTACGCGGCAATTATTCAATTCCTTTGGTTTGTCAGCAAAGACTTCACGCTCGACGAGTCTGTGAAGCAGGCGTTTTTGGAGCAAAGCCTTTCCGTGGACTTGGAATTAGCTGCGAAGGACATTAACGACTACATCGACCGCGCTTTTCTCGACTGCGTTGGCGGCAGACCTAGCGGCGGCATCGACAAGACGCTCGCTTGCACTTGTGCTACCGTCTGCGCTCAAATGGCCGATGAACCGTTTCGCATGGATTGGGAGCGTTGCATGGACGTTCCGCTATCGGTTCTGTTTCAGCTTATGCGCGTCAACGGACTCCGTAACGGTGCGCCGAAAGTCAACAAGCGTTCCGACGCAGTTGCGGCACGGCACAACGAAAAAGTATCCGCGATATTGAAGCGCGAAAAGGCGAAGAAGATGAAGGAGGCGGCGAAACATGGCTGATTCAAATAGCATTGTCGGCAGCATCGGTCTGGACGCATCGGCAATTGTGTCCGCGTTGCAGCAAACAGTGGCTCAGGTCAACGCGGCTGGCGCGGCATCTACAAAGCTGAACGTGACGATCAACAACGTCACCAAAACAACCGCCGCAAATGCTGTTGCTACAATGCAGCAAGTCAACGCGCTGAAAGTCCAGACGGCGCAGGCAAACGCGGCCACGGCGCAGAGCAAGGCGCACGCAGCAGCGATTAAGGCGCAAACTGCGGCACTGCAAAACTTTTCTGCGGTTGCCCGTTCATCGCGTGGTCCGGCAACAAATGTATCGCCAGCATTCACAGCGAGCGGAGGAGGCAACGCTAATTTCCGCAACTTCCAAGCGGGCAACGCGGCGATGCAGGTACAAGACATTGCTGTATCGCTTCAAGGCGGGATGAGCGGCTTACAGGTAATGGGGCAACAAGGCTCGCAGCTTCTTTCAATCCTTGGTCCGAAAGGAATGCTTGTTGGCGGCGTTATTGCCGTTGGCGCGGCACTTGGAACCGCAATTTACGGCGGCAAAAAAGCATTTGAGGAACTTAACAAAGCGGCGGCGGAGACAAATGCGGAACTTGACCAAATTGCAAAGTTTGGAACAGGCGGCGAATTATCCGCCGGACTTACACGAGCGTCGGAACAACTTAAAACAATCCAGACAGCGCGTGAGGGGCAATCAGGATTTTTCTCTAAAGGGTTTGCCAACCTTTCGCGATTCGTCGGAGGGGACACCGCATTTGAGCGAGGCGTTAAACTTAATGAGCGCGAAATGGAACTTGCCCTTGCTCGCAAGGATATTGTCGCAGCGATTATTGCAGAGCGGCAGCGCGAAAATGAGATATTACAAACGCAAGCGAACGGCGCAAGCGAACTGGCTGATGCTGAAAAGCGCAGGCTTGATTATGACCGAGAAATCGCTGCGATTAACGGAAACCCAAATCTTCAAGACGACGAAAAGACCATTCTTAAAGAAATCGCGCTTAGCGACCTTTCTGCTAAGAACAAAATTGCCGACAACGAGATTATAGCAAAACGCAAAAAGGAAATAGCGCAGGACGAGGAACGGCAATTAAAGGACAAGTTTGAATGGGATAAAATGATTTGGGAAATGCAGGACTCCGCAATGCGCGAGTTCTACGAAGACCAAATCAAGGAAGAAGAAAACCTAAAGAAGTATCAGCGCGACAGACTTAAATCCCAACAAGAGGAATACCGCGACTTTATCGCTGCCGTCAACAAGTCGGAGGCGGAACGCATTGAGAAAGAAAAGCAAAAGGCAGAGCGCAATAAAGAAGATGCAGACACGCAACGCGACAGACTTGCAATTCTCGAAACCGAAATCACAAAAGGCGACAAGGCTGCCAACCTGCTTCGCGAAAAGCTGCGCCTAGAGAAGGAAATTGAGGACGCTCGCAAGAACCAAAATAAAGAACTCGAAAACGGGCTGCTAAAAGAAAAGCAACTTCTAGAAACCAAGCAAGCGATTGAGGAACAGCTAAAATCGCCCGAACAAAAGAAAGCCGAACGCGACCAAGCACGCGCAGAGCGCAAGGCAGCGCGTATTGTTGCGTCTCGTGCGCGTCGGTTAGCGCAGGCTGCCGCAAACGCTGGATTTGGCGGCGTTGCTGGCGGCGATAAGGCAAACGGCGTTCCAAACCTAAACCCAAACGCACCAGCAGCGGGCGCGGCAGGAGCGGCAGCGGGCAACCAAATGAAAGTTGATACGCTTGTAGTGAAAGTGCTAAAACACGGCTAACAATGGCTAACTCCAAATACTCAGACGGAAATTACCGAGTGCCGATGCAAGTCGGTTCTGCGGAATGGAGCACGCCATTTTCCGACAAGGGCGGTATCATCCTACCGTATAACGAGACAGGCGACCAGCGGACGGCGGAAATGAAGGTCAAATATCGTATTGACCAATACTACTACAAGCGCACGAAAGCCGGAACGCGAGTTAAGACGATGAAAGGCTATATGTGGCTAGTCCACGAAAGCGACACATCGGACGTTGGCAATGGCGTTTTGGAATACACGCTCACCTATTCCAGCCTTCCGTGCGCCCGCGTGGAGTTTTCAACGGTCAACTACGCACGCCAAGAGCTAACCACGGATGGCGATATTGTCACGATTGCCGAAACCGTTCCGTGCCAGATTCGCTACGAATACTCGTTAAAGCCGATTTCGCAACTTGACGCGCCACGGATTGAGAAAATCGCGGGATCATATTTCACCTATGGCGATTGGGGCAGGTTTGTTGCCGGAAACTGGTATCTTGCTGAGGATACCGAGAACGGCATTTACAAAGGCCCGATTTACTACCGGAAAAGCATCTACATTCGCTGGAAGGCACTAACGCTGCGT